GACAGTGGGGGCATATATAGCCGGTTTCTGGTATCTGCGCGAAGATGCTCACGTTCCACGTCTTTCCGCATCCCACGCACCGGGCTTTCATACCATCCCGGCAGCCTGCACGGTTGCCAGCAGGTTGTCCATGAGCTTGCGTCTGTATTTCTTGCGGGTTCTGGCCTTCTTGGCGTGTTTGTAAAGGTGCCACCATTTCGGAGGAGGAGAGGCTGCGAGCATAGCCTCGTCCACGAACTCGTCCTTGTGCTGCCTGAGTGTCGTGGCCAGAGCCTCAGCGATCCGCTTGACCGTCTCGACCGCCTTCCGGAAGAACTCGGCCAATATTTCAGCCGCTCGCTTCATGGATGCGATGAACTGCTTCACCCATTCAGGATCCGCGTCCGGTTTAATGGCTGCCATGGCAGCAGCGAGGGCTCTGTTCTGATCCGGATCCATGTCCGGGAGCTCGTTGGCGATAATGTCGGCGATCGTCTCGTGATCGTCCAGCTCGTCGATGTCGTCAGGATCCACGCCGGCGTCGAGTTGGGCCTCGACTTCGAGGATCTCCTCCATGGATGCCGCGGTCGTGCGTTCTTCGACGATTTCCTTGGCCCGTGCGAAGTTTCCGGCGCAGTTTGCTTCTGCTTCCTCGAGGCTTCCGCAGCCTTCAAATTCCGGCGTGCTGTTGGGAAGGCCGAAGTCCCTGACATCGGAGGCAAAATAGACGTAGAAGCTGCCGTCCTCGAAGCCGTATTTTTTTACATCGCGGGCACCTGCCTGATAGATGGCGTAGCCGTTTAGGTTCTTAATCTTTTTCATGGTTCTGCTCCTTTCGTATGTATTAGACTGCCGGCTTGTCGGCGACTGGTGGGGTGATGGGCTTCGGGTTGAATAAGTACGAGATCGGGAGGCTTGGGAAAAACTTCTCTTGCACCGTGAAGGCTTTGCCGACCGGGAACTCTCCCTTTCCTTTGAGCCAGTTGCTGATCGTGTCGGGTGATTTGTCCACGACCTCCGCGATGGCTTTTGGTGTAATACCTTGACGTTTCATCTCAGCGATCAAATTCGGATATGCCATTTTTCTGCTCCTTTCTGTGTTTTATTCTTCCGATATTCGGAACTTATCTAAAATTATAACGATTTGATCGGAAAAAAACAAGCCCTTTTTTGAATAAATTCCGATAAATCGGAAATACTTCTTGATAAAGATCCTTCAAAATGTTAAAATTGTACGAGCAAGGAGGTGCTGGAAGTGTTCAAAGAAAACGTAAAAAACCTGCTCAACGAGCGCAGCATGAAGCTGGGCACGTTGGCATCTTCCATCGGGATCAGTTACTCGACGATGGACAGCATCATCAACGGGAACGTCGACGAAATGCGGATTGGTGTGGATAAGGTTTTAGCTATAGCTGAATATTTTGGTGTGACCGTTGAGGAGCTTTACGACAGACATGTCGTTCAGAAAATAGAGGAGATGCCTGCTCGTGCCCGGACTGCTGGTTTGTCAGCAGAGGAGTCGGAGCTTATAAGATTATGGCGTGATGCGATGCCTGAAGGAAAGGCAGCTGCTAAGGCCGTTCTCCTTGCTTATAAAGGGCCACCAAAGAACGCGTACTCGAACACTCAGATCTATGTCATGGAGTCGGTGTTCGTGTTAGTTATGAAGCTGCCGGCAGCATAGAGCTGGCGCGATATAACGAAAAAAGCCCGCCCTTCGGAGAAGATCCGGAGAGCGGGTTTTTGTTGTGTGTAATTATTAGACGAGCGTCAGGTCTGAAGTATTCACCCAGCTGACGATCTCCTTCAGGAGGGCCTTGCCTGATCCGAGCTGCTGCACGGTGTAGGTATTAGCCTTCACCCAGTCGGGGATCTGCTGGCCGGTGCTGTACTTGGTGGCGCTGGCCTTGATCTTGACCTTGCTGCCGACCTCGAGCTTCTTGGCCGGTGCCGGATCTGAACCGGATCCAGCTGCGACCTGAGTGCCGCCGGTTGTCGTGACATAGGTGTCGAAGCCCTTGGCCTTCAGCTTTGCTGCCATGGCGTCGGCGTTTGCCTTCTGAGAATATGCCCCGACCTGCACCCTGTAAAGGTTCCCTGACTGCTTCATGATTGCATCGAAGCCGGCAGCCTTTACCTTTGCGAGCTGCGCGTCGGCATTTGCTTTATTTCCGAAGGCTCCGGTCTGCACATAGTACAGAGTGCCGGATCCCGTGGACGGGGGCGCGCTTGCTCCGAGTCTCTTGTTTACCTCGTCCGCGATGTACCCGTGTCTCTCGTACAGGTAGTCGCCCGGGCAGCTCTTATTTGCGAACCAGCGGTGGACGGTCATGTTCTGTTTGTCGACCTGGCCGATCAGGTTCTTGTCGCCCTTCCAGAGGAGCTTCTTGATGCCGTTCCTCTTGCATATGTCGGCGCAGAGCTCGATCAGTGCAGCGAGGGCCTTGTCAGTGACAGCATAAGGGTGGGTGGTGTCGCTTGCCACCTCGATCGTGATCGCCCGGTTGTCGTTGGCGCTGGACGAGGTGCACCATGAGCGATCTTTTTCCTCGCAGTACATTCCGATCCGGCCGTCGGGGCCTATGCCATAATTGGAGCTGGCCTGTCGACTCTCCGGTGCGAAAATACTGCCGAGGGTCTCGATCGTACACTGGCCGACGACGCAGTGGATGGTTATGGTGTCGATCGCCTGCTTCCTCGGGCTCGTCCTGTTTGGCGATATTCTGGTATAGCTTACTAATGGGCTGTTACTCATTGTCGTCGTCTCCTTTCCCGTTCGATAATTCATCGATGGCCTCTTGGGTTAAATCCTTTTCCTGTGTGATCTTAATTTCATCCATGGCTATGCCTCCTTCTCATTGGATGCTTTCGTCGATATTCGTCTCCCCGTCGATGGTCTGGCCGTCCATATATTTCGGGAGCTTGATCTCGTTCTCTTTTTGGGCTTTCCGGTAATAGAAGCCGGTGGCTGTCGCCAGCTCCGCAAAGACAGAGGGGATCAGGTAGGCCAGAGGGGAGAGATCTCCGGTTCTCCAGATCATCACGCAAGCAAAAACGGCCACCGATATGGTGACCGCCGATACGCCGACGAATATGACCTTTGAGAACTCAACCTTCTTTTTTTTGCGCTTCTTGCTCATGATGATCGCCTCCGTTATTCGATAATAAGGCCGATTTCACTGTTGAGCTGCTGGACAGCTGCCTCGATCATGGCGTCGATGGTGTCCATGTCGATGGTGAGGCCGTTCTTCTTGAGGAACTCAAGAACATAAGCCTTTTTCTCAGCTCCGCGCCCAGCTCCAGCGTATAGCTGCTCAGCTGCCGCGACTCCGATCTTCACCCATGCGCCGATCTCTTTGCGCTGCTGCTCGGTTGTCTTGCTCTTGATCCACGGCACCAAAAAGGCCGTGGCTACTGCTGCGATGATAGCGATCACCGCGTTGACTATCGGGGTAATGTTGATCATTTCCATTCCCATTTCCTCCTTTTAATCGTTTGAGCTTCTCGCTCTGACAACGGTCTGTCCGTGGTCACGTTCGAGGTGCTCGTTGAGCCGGTTGTGTTCCATCTTCGCGGACTCGTAGCCCTTGGCTGCCATTCCTGAGATAGTGACCAGCTGGTTGCTGAGCTCGTCGATCCGGCCTTCGAGGCGCTTGACGTCATCGTTGAGTCTCATCTCAATACGTTCGACGCTCTCCTTGATGTACTTCAGATCAGTCGCCAGACTGCCGGCCTCCTTGCCTTCTGTCTTGTGAGCTGTCGCCCGGCCTATGTAGAAGCCGGCGAGAGATAGGGCGCAGCCCACGACTGCGATGATCGTGCTTATGTCGGCCATGGGCTGTCACCTCCTTCAGTTTTGTGCATCGTCAGATCCCTCACTTTCTGGTGTTGTTCTTTGAAACACCACCGTTTCTGATAACTTACGGCGCAGGCCGTAGCTGTTGAAGTGCTGCATGGCTCCATAATAGGACTGGACAGTGGCGTTCACCTTGTCGAGGCTCATGCGGCCCGCTGCGTACTCTTTGGCCACATACTTGNGGCGGCTGGTGAGCTTGCGCAGGGATTTCTTCTTGTACTTCCGATGCGTCGGAAATATCCGGAAGCCGACGAACTCGATGCCGGCCTTCGTTTTACGGATGGCCGTCTTGTTGTTCAGGTGAAGCCTGAGCTCCTCGTTGAGGAATGTCTCGATCCTGTCCTTTACCTCGTGGAGGTACTTCTTGTCAGGGTGCAGGATGATCACGTCGTCCATGTACCTGACATAGTACCGGAGCCGGAGCTCGTGCTTTGCATATTGGTCGAGCTCGTTGAGGTAGATATTCGCGAACAGTTGGCTCGTCAGGTTGCCGATCGGCATCCCGACCTCCATGAGCCGGTCAGCTTTGTCGCATTGGTCAGGGTTCAGGCCCAGCGGCAGGCCGAAGGCTGTGTGCTCGCAGTTGATGATCGTCCGGAGCAGCCAGAGGAGATCCTCGTCGTCAATCTTGCGCAGCAGGATGTCCATGAGCGTCCGGTGATCTACCCGGTAAAAATACTTGCTGATGTCGAGCTTCAGGTAATACCATTCGCCCGGCTTCCTGTCGACTGCCCGCATCCAGTATTGAAGGCGGTCAGCTGCGCGGTGGGTTCCTTTGCCTTCCCGGCAGCCATAAGAGTCAAAAATGAATTGCTTGTCGAAAATGTGATTGATTTGCCGGTATATAGCCCACTGCACAACGCGATCCCTGAATTGCAGCGCCATGATCAGGCGCTTCTTGGGCTCGTAAACATAGAACTCACGGTACCGGCCGACCTTGTAGGTATGCCACATGAGCTCATTCTGGAGTTGGATCAGGTTCTCCTCGAGGTTTGCCGTGAAGCGTGCCACGTCCTCCCTGAACCATTTGCCTCGCGCTGCTTCTCTGTACGCGTTGTATAGGTTGTCCCAGCTGTAAAGATCCTTGAAAATGTTCGATATTTTTGCCATTTGTGTCCCTCACAATATAACGCCATGCGTGGCAATACCCGGAGGCTGCCGTTGGTTTGGTAGCTCCCGAGTCCGGTCTCCCGGCGCGCCTGCCTTCATGGCAATTTAATCTTTTGCCCCTGTTTTCCAGAGGTAGGGAGATGCGCCCCTTTGACCTTTGCGTTGTCCCGTGCCCTTGAGCGACGAGTTTTTAACATTTCAGGCCAGAGCGGAGCGGAAGCCGATGTTCGTGTTCGCATTCGTGCGCGAGTTGTTGCCGTTCAGATTGAACACACCAGCGTTCGACGTGTTGTTCCAGTTGCCCCCACGATACGCGAGGCGCTCGATTTATTCGGCGCATCCCCCGCGGGTGTTATTTTGTGGACTTGATCCACTTGCCGAGGAGCCGGCCGATCTCGTTGATCTCCTTCGACCATTCCTCATGCACACCCGTGGAAATAAGCCGTGCCTCTGGCGCGACCGCTATATCAATATAGGCCCGCAGAACTTCGAGCTCTGCGTCGATCTCCGTCTGGTACGGTCTTTTGCTGTCTCTTGTTTTGTTTCCGAGTATAGTGAGCCGCAGGATCTTGTACTCGCTTTCCCTGATTGCTGCGCCGAGAACGAACTTCTCGGGCTTTTTCATGTTCATGACGCGGGGCGTCGATTTCAGGATCATGCGGTTTATTCGTTGCTGTAATATAAAGTCGGCCATTCATTCACCTCAAAAATGGTAGGGCGTCCTTTGGTGGGGACGCCCTTGTCAGATTTTCAGATTAGCAGATATCAGATCCCCGGAATGTAAGCGGAGCGGAAGCCGATGCCCGCGTTCGCAAGCGTGCGCGAGGCGTTGCCGTGCAGACCGAACACACCAGCGCTCGACGTGTAGTACCAGTTGCCCCCACGAACCGCGAGGCGCTCTAATCCGGCTCCGTTGTTCATGTAGAAATAGTCGCCGCCGTGATCTCCGTTGTCAGCTG